CCTTACAATTTCATAAAGTTCAATGCCAGTAAAAATGTCACTGTAGTGGAGTCAGATCAACTGACAAGATTGCAATGGTCCTCCGGGTTGGCCATCAACAGCCTTCAATTCCCGGTCGTGCTGGCCAAGCAGATGATTGATGTGTCAACATCTAATGTGTTCACTGAAGATTCATGTCATAAATGGATAGACCCGTTATTCAGATACCCATCTCCATATTTCCAAATCAAACCGATGATGTTAACAGTTGATCTAATCAAATTGAGCAACAATGACCAACTTAGAGGGATGGAGGAGATGAGGCGAGCAGTAAGGTCGTCAAAAAAGGTAACAACAATCAGTAATTTAATAAGAAACTGTCAGGCCTCGAAGTCTTTTGAGCTGGGTGTTCCCATGACAATACTGGATGGTTCTCACGGGAAGTGGCTGTTTAACACAGACGAATTGCTTAATTTCTCAGTAGCTATTAAATCAGAACCGTCAGGTCAACTAACCAAGCTTGTACAAGAGGCCATCTCTAGGAAATCCATGACTGCAAAGAAATTGACTGGTCAACACTCTTCCAAGATTGTCGATCTGATTTGCTCTGAACTGAAAACAAAAAAGAGTGTTGTCACGCCAATCCTTCTCGGGAGATCTGAATCGGGAAAGTATTCTGATGCGGCAGTTGTTGTAAAATCAATTATGGATAAAAAGGACTTGTGGCTAGTGGCCAGTGATTTCACCACGACCACACACAACTTGTCACTCATGAGTGCCAAGGGGAAATTCAACGAGTTGTGCAATCGAGCTGTTAGCAAGAAGGAAAAATTGGCTAGTGCTGGGAAGTCATTCCCGTACATGAAGGCACGTGTTGATCAAATCGGAGAATTGATGTCAGTGTTCAATGAATCCTTAAACGAACAACATCATCAAAATAGCAACATTTTGATTGGGAGAGTTAAAGAATTTGTATCTGGCAAATGGATTCATGACTCACTTGTCAACTTTTGTTTACGGGAATCCATTGAGTTGCCATCCTTGCAGTTGAGTGACGAAGTTGTGGACAGATTGTGCAGGATTAAAGGGTTCATACATTCTGTTCAAATTGCCAGTTTGGCCACTTGCATTGACGAACTGGTTAATACAAGGTTGGGGCCGGCTAACATAGGTTGGAAAACTTGCCCAGTGTCAGGGGTCCAGATATGGGTGCATCTGCCTCCTAAAAGCACATCATCAGATCCTGTGTATCAATGTGTTCTGTATCATGAATCATCTGTCATTGCGTCGAGTTTCCAATGCGGTCCTGAGTCAAGCGCCATTAATGCACCAGGTTGGTCTAGCATTCCGGGTTCCCGAATCAGCAAATCTCATTGCTTTAAAATGAATGGTCGTAGCATCAGGCAATGTATGTCTGGTCCTGCTTATCTGTTGGATAATGTCATCACTGAGATCCAATTGAACAAATTGGTGACAGTTAACAACTCTTCACAGTTGAGCGTTGACTGGGAAAGTAATGAGGTGCGTGACTTGATAGAATGTAACATGACACTCTGGTACCCCATCATTCTTAATAACAGACGGTCACTGACAACATTTTGTCAAGGACTCCGTTACCTGTTTGTCAACTTAGCTGGTGAAGTGTCATTCCACACCACATTAGCATCAAAGGTTTCAATGGAATGTTTTAACAGCTTCGATCATCACATTCTCCGACATGTTACTAACAATGTAGTCAAGAAATTCAATGAAGCATGGTATCAAAGCTTGCAAGCATTAAGTGCTGGATCAGCCCGATTCCTTGACATGATTCAAACAGGTGCTGTATCGGATGAAGGCATCCGTCAGGAGCAAGAAGATGAATCTTCTAACAGTTTGTGGGTGTCTCCCAGACTCATTGGATCAGGTTCCAACAAGTCAGTGGGGGCAGCGATCAGGGAGTTGTTCAAAGCGTATCAGTTTGAACGAAGCATTGATGATTATGATAACGGATGTATCCTAGTCGGTAATAAAGTGGCCAAAGGAGGGTGGGAGTTGGAACAAAAGTTTCTTGCGACAAAATTTTGTGACGGAATTCCATGGAACTTGTGGTCGGCAAGAGGGTACACACACACTGATCATGATCGGTACCACAAAATCCCAGACGGGGTGGTTGCTTCAAACCGCAGAGAATATTTGGATGCATCATTGTGCACCATGATTGCTATTAATCAACTCAAACTGCCTGCTGTGTGTCGCAGATATGTTAATTGTGGAGCGAAATTGATGATCAATGCTCACCCTCAAGGGCAAGGAGTCACCAAAGATTGGAAGACAATCATCGATTTGTCATTGGGGCCGTCTTCCAGATCCAACTCATCCTCAGGAGTCATCAACCCTCTGTTGGTCGTCAACATTCCACAATTAAAAGACAAATCAATGAAGTTGAGAGCAACTCATGCTCAAAAAGTTCTCCAAACTTCCGACTTTGCCAAATTGGAATCATTAATGAAGTTGGCAGGGTATTGCTCCCCTCAAATGACTGATTTTTGTAAGCAATTAGCAGATGAAGTGTCCAAAGAAAAGCAGCAATTGAAAAGTCGTGACCTACTGACCACCATTCTAGGCCTCATGACAGAATGCAAATACGAGGAATCGGCAGTATTGTTTTCTGACACAGTTTCTGCTGAAATAATCATCATGATAAAACACACCAGCATGCATGACAAATTGGCATTAATCAGCAAGTCCAGATCCATTTGGTTGGTGATGATGACCAGGTTGTCACAATGCTTCCAGCAGCTCGAGATGGAGACCATGCTGGATGCTGCTCGTCAAACTTATGACAATCTTGTGGATAACAATTCACCACCCAGCGAATCATTGAAGGGGTTTCAGCTTGTTGTTCAATCATCAATCAGTTCATTACCTGTGTCGTTCCTTGACTGTATGAGGTTGGTTGGCTGGATTATCACTGCAATTGACCTGTTACCATCCAAACTAATTAAACTTACGGGCCTACCAATCAATGATTTGTCTGATGCTGACATCATTCGCCACATGTTGAATGAACCGACGGTCACAACTGATGCATGGCGGGAGTCGGGGCTCATTGAATCATTATCATCCACCTGTCAAGAGTTGACATTGTTTTGGTTGAGCTGTCCTGACTCACCAGACCACACATTCTCATGCATGACAGGTCAACATGTCCACAATGCTGAATGGGATCGCAGTCAAGCATTTGATGACAAAACCATCCTTATAAACTTCTTACATGCGACAGGGTATGCCTCATCATTGAAAGCCACGTCATTCTCAGATGATTCCATATGGTCACAGATGTGTTGCAGACCATTGAAGAAGTTGCTGTCAACATTTGCCAAGTCATGCGGGAATAAAACATTCAGATTGCCAAGATCAGGCAGAGTCAAAAATGTTGTCAGCATCTCTGAACGTTTAATCAGCCAGGTTGCAGTTGGATCTAAAGTGGAATCAAGCCAGTTGTCTCGCAGCGTGAAATCAGCATTTGCACTGCAAGTTTATTTCTTCGGAAGAGCTGTCAAGGCTCAAGTGGGATCAACTAGAGAACTTCCGATCAAAGATCTCATAACCAATGAAGCAACTGTGCTGAGTGAATTAACTGACCGAGCCATTTGTGAGTACTTTAGAGAAGAAGCTGTTACGCACCCCAAGGGCAAAAAGGAATTGCAAAATTCCATGTCTGTGACCACCCAACAATCATGGAAATCAGTCAGTTCTCAATTAACCAACAGAACATTCACAACTGAACCCTTGATGAAGACTTATGACTCATCTTTCCCGTCATTAGGTGCATCTGAACCGCCAAAACAAGTGCGTCTCAATTACTCCTCACGGCAGACGACATCTGGTGTGAATGGATTATTAGATCATGCTGCATGGGGACCTGGCCATATCCCAAGTTCATTCTCTGCTGCCAGTAATGCCTTCCAGTTTGCATTTGGTCGTGACTTGCAAATAGTCAAGCGACTTATATTTGAAGGTATGAGTCAAAAGGATGACGAAATCCCTGCTGTGATGTGGCAAAGATGGTTAGCACCTGATTTTGATGCTACTCTTTTGCCTTCATACATGGTCAGTCAATACAATTTAGTGATGAAACGCGGTGTTGTTGCTGTACCAAGACCGGGAGACATGGGGCAAGGCATGTTGCACATGGGATCATCACTTTTTGGAATATCAGTGGGTTATGCACGTCGCCATGTGTCAACCATATTGGCCACCCAATATGGGATCAGTTGGAGTTGCATCGATCAACAAGGCTCAGATGATAGGAATTCCAGCATGCTGACAACACTGATGAACAATCCGCACGTGAATGCAGACTTCGGACTCACCATCTTAGGCCTTCATGATCAAACAATGAACCAACTTATTGGATCGAGGCGAAAAACTTTCCATGATCAGCCAGTGCATATGATACAACGGTGTGCAGAATTTTTGATGATCGCATTAGACGTCATGCTGGGAAAGCCAGGCAATCACAAGATGAGTGACAAGGCTGGCTGGTTGAGGTGTTTATCTGAGATGAACTCTAGATTTATAGCAGGCAATCGAGTGATAACACCGTCTGTCCGAGACACAGCCCCATTGTGCCAGGGACCTACATTGAGTACACCATCAGAGACATTCACAGAATTATTTTCACGCACCAAAGCAGCTTACTCATGTGGGGCGTCTGAATGCACAATAATGCCACTTTACATATACCAATTGAGCAGATTGTCGGATCGGTTTGAATTGGCACCAGGGATGAGGAATGCTGTAATTCACAAAATCATAACTGCAAGTTGCCAACTGTCAGACGAAGAATACGGATTGTTTGACATGCCACTTTCATTAGGAGGATGTGTGCTACCAACCATAAGCAATTGCCTGTTCAGCTCAACTCAAGATGCTGAATTGAGCAAAATTCAGCGATTGAAACTTTACCAGACCCCTGCCAACATGATCACTTGCATATTCCTGGAGGGACTGACAAGGCAGTCCACATCTGCAGTTGGGAATGTTCTCAATCCAGAATTGGATAACCTATTGACAATTAGTCATCTTGGATTCCCAGCATTCCGAATAAGAAAAAGACTGATGCAAAAGGGCGGCAAAGTTCAAGCAGTGTTGGACAATCTAATGAGTAACTTGACCAGAGCAGTGGAATCTGATGACTTGAATGAATCGCTCACAACCTTTCCGGTCCAACAAGTTTGTGATCTGATGGCTCCGTACTTGCCTGCCAGGACACTGAAAGCTGATTGTTTGAAAATGCACAAAGTGCTGCAGTCACCCGGCCTAATGAGAAGCCTTGCTGATGCAGATTGGTCTCATCTTTCCTTTTTGTCAACGATGGTAGCCAAGGGGCATGCTTTGACCGTCCCCTTTGAATGGAATGTTGAATTGGAGTCATCAATTAAAACGACAATCAACTGGGACCATATTAAAACATTGTTGAGTTGGGATGAGTCCTTGATAGAACTGACAAAAAATCTCACTGATGAATGGATTCGCCGAGAAGAAACATCAATAAACAATGACACCAGCATCACTTGTCGTCCGACAGTCCTGCCTGGTAGCATTGTAGTCAATAAAGACACTCAACACGGCATCAAATACAATCATGCTTTGTACATCTGCTGGTTGCGAGGCCTAGCAGGGATCCAAATTTACAATGCTCCCTGTAATGTTTATTTGGCTAATGACATCAATGCCAATCCCTTATTTTCACAGATACCATTCTGGACTTCGACTGCTAAATCAGATTCCATAAGACAGACTGCAACGGATTTCCGGCAGTCTGTTTCCAGAAACTGCAAACAAATTGAGAACATGCAAAATTCAGACTGCATTATCAATGATGCCCATGACAGCACACTACTAACCAACCCTCCGTTGTCTGCAGTAATGTACGACTGTGCACAAGAAGCATTCATTAACGCCCAAGGAAGGTTGAGAGATGTTAAGCGACTTGCACAAGACCTCATCATCCTAAAAGAGAAGTGCCCCAATGAGCTCAAGCAGATTCGAGACTGTGTTGAACTGTGCTCGACCGCAGGTTGCACTCCTGAGGTCCAACGGGAATTTGCATCATGTGTCGTGGCATTGTGGAGTCGATGCATCCCATTGACAAAATACCAAGTCAGTACGATCATTCCCAGCACAACCAATTGCAGCAATGAAATCAAGGTGAAAAGGCTAATGTGCAGATCCATCATCACAAACTTAGAGTTTGACGTCGGATTGCCAGACAACTTTTCAATGTTCCGCCCCAAGGTGTTCACATTGGCATCTCACTACAACACTGTTAACCATTTGCACTCTCAAATACAAGAAGTTATATCAGCTTGTTTTACAATCAAAGATACTATAACTGAATGCATAGAATTGGTCAGATTGTTGAATAGGACATACAGAATGGTGGTTAATTCGATATCACAATCCATGTCTGATCACTTGCGCACAATTGTGATTAGTGATGACATGACTCCCGAACAACAAACATCGTTGACAATGAAATCTCAAGCACTGTTGTGGATACTCACTGGGGCATTCAACGATTCTGTTGTGAAAGACATGAGCACTTCGGCTGTTGTGACCCATTCATACATTAATTCTGTCACAAACCCGACACTGCCCGGAATGCCCATAGGATTGGAATTTTCTGCCACCCTGTCATCAGCTGATACACTAATGATGGCTCAAACATCAGGATCGGAAGTATGCTATGTGATCATCAATCCAGATGAAATGCGACTAACAACATTGCTTCAAAACTTGTCCTTAAAACTAACTGGACATGCAGGATCAGGAGCTGCACCAAACTGCATCATCAATTCTTCCTTGTTCACTGGGGTTATCAACCCTGATCAATCTCAGTGGCATTTAACTGTTGAGAACATGGTGAAATATGGTCGTGCACCTCCATCATCCCCCATCTTAAATGTGAAATCTAGTTGGCGAACATCAGGTGAACCAGCATGGAGTAAAGCATGCAGAACACCATCAATTGTTCAATTTGAGGTCACCACCAACCCGCTACAGATTAACCTGAAGTCAACATTTGATGAATCGTCTCCCGGCATGAGACAAGCTTCATCAACAACATCTTCGTCAATGCTGGATGAAGATTCTATCCAAATCATTCGTCAGATGACTGGAGTCAACCGATCTGCAGATCAAGTCGCATTAATCAATTCAATAATTGACCAGTATCAGTTGTCGTTGAACAAGACTGTCATCACCAAATCAGTGGTGAGGTTGGACAACAATGTGAAGCTTGA